CTTGAAACCCTGATATACTGAAATGTATATCACCTTACGATGTTGTTGTAAGGATTACAGAGACTCTGTTATGTTTCTAAGTCTAGCAAGTTGCAAGTCATCAGTGACTAGCACATCTGCTCTCTTTAGAAGGGGTAATGGAATTAAAGAATTCAGCGGCTTTTCTGACACCATTCTTGCGAATAATTTGTCAGTACCAAATCTTTTCTTTACTTGACGAAGTTTATCCCAAGGATAACCTTTACAAGTAATTTCTGGATCTAGGTCAAACGCTAATTGCTTTTCATCTACACAAGATCGAAACGGCTTCAATCCAAGAGTTTTCATTGAAATCTCTGGTGCCGAAACAACTTTGTTTCCATTTTCGAATGTTTTCTTGATCTGAATCGATTGTTTAGATAATCGATCAGCCCAATAAACAAACTTAGATGAAATTCGTTCTTCTGCTCCGTTCTCGAACTCGAGGCCAAGGCCACCGTGTGAGACAGGAACATCAAGATCTCTTGGAGTTTTCTGGAGATGTGATTTGGCAAAATACCGAATCATATCTTTAGAGAATCCTCCTAATCCAAGTGCAACGTCAAAAGTGGATGTTTCATCCGCTAAACGTCGTACACACTTAAATTTTCCAGTGTTGAATTTTCTCAAGACTGAACCTTCACGTGTAAAGAGTTGTGAATCAATTGATACCCAATCTTTAGCCGTGTAGTTCTTTCCTACAGAAGGTTCTAAACCAACATTATGTGCAATATCTTTCCATTTGTTAATAACAATTTTGTTATGATGGAAACAGATGTCGTCACCATGGATCATAGCTTTGGCTTCTGATAAAGGCTCTTTTGAGGCCTCACAGTAAGTGAAAGCATTAACCATACACAATATTGGGAAAGACAAGAGTGAACCCATGAGTTGACCATTAGTTTGGGCAACGGGTTGAACTCCAGTCCATTCAGGATACTCAATTGTATGAGTTCCACCTTCCCATCGGATAAGTTTTGCAATAGCTGGCATATGAGAGAAAGCATTAGCTAACTCGTCAATGGCAACTTGTGAAATGTCCATGTGTAATCCATCGGTAGCTGCGGAATAGTCTCCAGACAATAAATAGTTTGGATGAATCCCGTCAAATTCTCTAAGAATTGATGATGGATCATAATTTCCGTCCTTACAAGGTCGCATACAGTTATAGTCTAATAAAGCTTTAAACATAGCTAATTGAGCTGGTTTAAGAGCATAGGCTAATTCCTGAGACTTAGTAATCATACGAACTTTTAATGGTTCGACGGTTGCATGAGTCTGTACCTTGTTTTCTGGAAGAACCTCAGGGATCTCAAAATCATAGGCAAGTCCGAATTCACCGAATTCAGACATTGAGATAAATTGTCTTAAGACAGTTTTATCATCATTAAGGAAATTCTTTAAATAAGTATCCTTATCTTGCCACTCAGAGAGAGCCCATTGTGTAATATAATTGACAATGGATTTCTGGTCAGATGCACAGATGTGATCAAGATAATAAAAACTATATTGATTATTCTGGCATTCTTTCGAGAATCGTCTTCTGAACGTATCATGGAGCTTCTCAGGCAATCTATCAAATAGATGCTGAAGGGCCTTCATGGGTTCATTAGAATCATCATCGTGACAGTACTTAGCTTCCATTCGAAAGACATAAGTCTTTCCATTGAGCTTAATAATCCAGAAGAATGGTTTTAACACTCTTCGGGCATAGGCTCCTCTGGAATTCATCTTACCAGGTGCATATAAGCCACCTTTATTAGATGAAAGAGCTAAGAACTCTGATGTGAAATTTCTACCTTTGTCTTTTAAATCAGCCATTGGTGGTCTGTACTTTACAGAACTGACTAGTTGGATCACTTCCTGTTTGTCTGTTGACATCTCGGATTCTGCTCCATCATCAGCGGTAAAGCCAAAATCATCAATGCCAGCGATCAGTTGTCCGGTATAACCGTCCCAATGATCTGTGGCTGCTGATCTCCAATACACATAATTATCCTGACTGCGAGTATTCTTACCGAATGCTTCTGCAATCCGTTTATTTATGAGGTTGAAAATTGTTGACTTTCCGACACCAGGTGCACCAGTAAGGTGAATGACAACAGGCTCTAATCGACATAAGTCTCTTTGAGTTACTGTGTAATGACCTCTTCTGGTTACCTTTGACGACAAATTCTTCTTAATACCACCTTCGGATCTTTTGGTTCCGTAATAGGCAGCTTGTTTAGCAAGTTTTGTCACAGGTCGGTATAATTGCGCTACTTGGTTGGCCCAAGGTTTTACGAAATCGCGGAACTTCTCTAGAAGTTCAGGTTTAGTGGTTACAACAGTTGATAACTGCTTACCGTGTTTTTCGTATGCCTGCTGGACCATTTCTTTTGGTACCGGGGCAGCTAACACTTTGCATTGCATAAGGTTCCAAGCGTATCTCTTACGTCGATTTCTTCGTAAAAGATTTCTCTGGACATTATGATTGTATTTGTTAGGCCACGGCCAAACGTCTTGGAAAGCTTCTCCACCTTCAGGTATATCTTGTTCCATAAGAACTGAAAAAGATGTAGCTAATAGGGTTTTGAAAGCTTTGGGCTTCTTATCATCCGATACATCCTTAAAGAGGGTGCTCAAATGACTGTGCAGTAACACATAAGAACATTTAATGTTCATGTGGTATAGCCAGGCTTGGATACACGTTGTGAATCCTTGTATTTGGGTGAGATTTTTCTCTGTCGACTTCTTCTTTGAAGAACGGGTATCGACTGTCCGACCATCTTCAGAAGTACCTAATTTAGATGCTTTTGTATTTGGTTTTTGACTACGTTATCCATCCATTTGCAGTTTACGCGCAGTAGTCTACGATAAACACTTAGTTTTGACTTTGTCAAGGCTGTTGACGTGGCGTCACGGCGGATGTTGCCTAATGGTAAATACCAAACCACTATAGTAGTGTACCGTTTGAATAAAGGTTGAATTGATCATTTGATTTTTATTTTATTTTGGTTATTTTTAGTTTATTACAAATGAAATATTCTAATTTTAATCAATACGGGCTTGCTATAACTGGAAGATCGTCCGATATCCTATAACTAATAATTAGAGATATTGGCGCATACCAGTTTTGGTGGTTCCCT